ATAGGGTTACGCCCACACCGTTAAATTTTAAATTTGTGGACTTATGGCAGTTCTAAGGAGTGATATTATCATCCCTGAGATATTTACGCCTTATGTCATAGAGCAAACTACTGCACGAGATTCTTTTCTCGCAAGCGGTGTGGTTGCACCTATGGCTGAGCTAAATGCAACAGAGGGTGGTGATTTCGTAAACGTACCTTTTTTCTCAGCTAACTTAAGCGGGGACTTTGAGGTTTTATCTGATTCATCTTCATTAACACCCGGTAAAATTTCTACTGACAAACAAGTTGGAGTTATTTTACATAGAGGTCGTGCATTTGAATCAAGAGATTTGGCAGCATTAGCAGCAGGGTCAGACCCAATGGCTGCAATCGGTCAAAAGATTGGTGCTTATATAGCAAACCAAAGACAAAAAGATTTACTTGCTTGTCTTGATGGTGTTTTTGGTTCTGTTAATACAACAGATTCCAACGCAGCATTTTTTGGTTTAACAATAGATGGTGGATCTGGTGATACTCCAACTGTTCTTTCTCCAAGACACGTTGCAAAAGCAAAAGCTATTCTTGGCGACCAAGGCGATAAGCTAACTGCTGTTTGTATGCACAGTAAAGTTTACTACGATCTCGTTGAGAGAAAAATGGTTGACTATGTTCTTGCATCTGATGGTAATGGAGGTTCTGCTACTGCTTCTGGTGGTACTATTGCCCCTGCTTATGGCGCTGGAAACGATACTGTTCCTACATATTGTGGTTTAAGAGTTATTGTTTCTGATGATGTTTCTACTGTTAGCAGCGGCGCATCTACAGAGTACAGTACATACTTCTTTACTCAAGGTGCAGTTGCTAGTGGAGAGCAAGCTGGTTTAACAACAGAGACAGACAGAGACATTCTGGCTAAATCTGATGCTATGGCAATTGACCTTCATTACTGCTACCACCCAGTTGGTTCAAAGTGGGCAACAACAGATGTAAACCCAACAAGAGCAGAGTTGGCAACAGTAGGCAAATGGTCGAAAGTCTACGAGACAAAAAACATTGGTATAGTTAGGGCAACTAACGTATCAACACAAGACTAAGGTAACTAAATTATGCCATCAGTTTTTGAAGCTACTGCGGGAACGGCTCTTGGAGTTAGTTCAGATCAAACAGGATCAGTTACGCAGGCAACAAGTAAAGCTACAGGTGTCACTTTAAGTAAAGTGGCTGGTGTTATAACAATGGATGACGCGGCTCTTGCAGCAGCGGCTGAAGTATCTTTTGCAGTTACAAATACAAAATGTACTGCAAGTGATGTTGTTATTGTTAATCACGCAAGTGCTGGTACAGCAGGCGCATATTTAGTGCAAGCTAATACCATTGCTGCTGGATCTTTTGCAATCACAGTTACTAATGTATCTGCTGGTTCATTAGGCGAAGCAATCGTACTTAACTACCAAATCCTTAAGGCTGGTTAATGGGGTTATTTGCTTTTAAGCGAAAAAAAGAACAAGAAGCTGCCAAAGCGGTGGCTTCTGTTCAACCCAAAACAAAACGCAAACGAAAACCTAAGTTAAAAAATGGCGATAACAATAACAGCGACAGTAGGTAGTGCTTCAGCTAATAGTTATGTCACTTTAGATGCGGCTAATTCTATTGTTGAAGGTTTAATACTTGATGATGATGTTTCTGCGTGGGATGGTTCTAGTAATGATAATAAAAACAGAGCTTTATTTACTGCTGCGGTCAGAGTTGATCGTGAAAGATTTTTAGGAGCAAGGGTTACTAATACACAAGCATTGCAATGGCCTCGCCAAGGTGTACGAAAACCAGATACATATATCAATACTTATTCTGTTGGCTTTCCTTTTCGTATATCAACAGATTATTTTTCAGAAACAGAAATACCAGAACAAGTTAAAAAAGCACAAGTTATATTAGCTGTTTACTTGAATAACAATCGAGATGGGTTAGGATTATCAGGACTTGAAGATTACAAAAAGGTAAAACTTGGTAGTCTTGATGTAGAGCCTAATTTTTATGGTGCTGTTGGTGCTGATAGAGTACCACCACTATTTGAACGGTACTTTACTGGTCTACGAATAAGTGGACCCGGCAATGTCGCTATTAAAAGGAGTTAACTAAATGGGAAACTACAACTACCCAGCCGCAATTATTATCACAGACACAAACGCACATACTGGTAGGTTTGGTAAGATTCATTGTCTTGCTGCTGCAGAAGTGACTCTTGTATCTGAAGTAATTACAGAGAATGGTTCATCAACTGTTAATGGTATTACCATGGGTGTTGCATCAGAGATTGAAGGAATCATTACAAGTATTACTCTGGCCAGCGGTCAAGTCATTGCATATCGTGTCTAATGGGTCTTGCCTCTTCATTAAAAAAAGTGGCCTCTAAAAGCTTAGTAAAGCTTGGAGGTAGTGTAACTATAAGACAAGTTACTAACGGCTCCTACGATACCGCTACTGGCGCAGTGAGTGAAAGTAATAGTGATACTGTAGTTAAAGGTTTATTAGAAAATATAAACAATACTGAAGTAAATGATTTAATACAGGCAGAGGATAAAAAACTAACGATATCTGCTGGTGACATTACATTTGTACCAACACCCAAAGATAAGGTTGTAGTTGCTTCTGTTGTTTTTAAAATTATAAATGTTGTAACAAATCAACAAAATAATATACCAATAACCTTTGAATTATTCTTGAGGGCATAATGGTACGACAAATAAAGTTAGACCAAATAGATGATCTAATGAAAGAAGCAGTACAAGAGTTAGTACAAAAAACAACATTACGTTGGACAGAACTTTCAAAAAATGCAACACCTGTAGGCGAAACTGGTAATTTAAGAAATGGCTGGAAAAAAAATATACAAAATTTAAGAGGTACTATTATTAATAATATTGAATATGCCGAACCAGTTATTTATGGAACAGCGTTACCACCTAGTTGGAAGGGTAGATACAGAACAAGACAACAAACAATAAAAGGCTTTCCAGAATTACAAGCAAAACAACTTACAACTCAATATATTCCACAAGAATTAAAAAGAATTATTAGGAGTATGTAATGGCTGCAATTAATTTAAATACAGTCAGACAAACCATAGAAGCAAGACTTGCTACAGAACTTGCGAGTAGCCCTGCAATATCTGTTGTATTTAATAACCAACCCTTTGATTCAACAACAGAAGATACTTTTGTACAATGTATAACAAGTTTTGGAACTGGTGGTTATTTAACGCAGGGCGGATCTGCTAATTCTACTAATAGTGTTGTAGGTTTAGTTCTTTTAAATATTTTTACAGAGGAAGGTATTGGCTCTGGTGCAAATTTAGTGATTGGCAAAAGACTGCGTGACCTTTACAATAATCTTACAGTTTCAAATGTAATCTTTGATTCGCCTATTGGTCCTGAAGTTTTATCCTTAAGTCCAGAAGGTAAATTTCAAACACAAGTTAGAATTACATTTGAAATATATGAGGAACTTTAAATGGAAATAACAGAAACAATGCTTGATGCAATTGAAGCTGTAAAAGGCAGACGTGACCCTGTTTATTGGGATGGACGCTGCAAAAGATACATGGAAAACCAAGAAAGTTTAAAAAAAGATGTGAAAAAACCTAAAAAAGGTTAATATTAAATAAATACTTTTTTTTGTTATGGCTATTAAGGGTGATGTTGGTAAAATCATGTTTGAAAACGCTGGCGGTACTGAAGCTGATGTTGGACAAACAAGGTCTTGGTCTTTATCTATTAGCAAAGATATAATGGAGACAACAAAGCAAGGCGATACATTTAAAACAAATATCGGTGGCTTAATTTCTGGCGAAGGTTCAGCAGAGCTTTTATATGCTCCGGGTGAAACAGGTGCAGGGTATACAACATTTATAGATGATGTATTAACCACAGGCGACAATGCTGATGCTCTATTTGAATTATTTCCTGATTCTGCAACTTCAGCAAAAAAAATTAGTTTTGCTGGTATTATTACTAACGCTGAATATGGCGCAACCCTTGGTGAAGTTCAAATTATAAACATCAGTTTCACGACAAGTGGTGCTATAACTTCAGCTATATAGTACATTAGGTAAACGTATCTAATTTTTTATGACAACAAAAAGAACTGTAGACATTATTACTGATGCTTTTAGTGATGTTATGTCTACAAGACGCAAATATGTATTAGAAACACCTTCTGGCCAAAAAATTGATATATACTTTCCACCATTAACCAGATATGACAGACAAAAAGCACAAACTGCTGTTGGTAGTGATGATGCTTTAATGGTATCTACACAATTACTTTGTCAAATTGCACAAAAAGAAGATGGTACAAAAATGTTTGCTTTAGCTGATGCACCAGACTTACAAAGAATGTTACCAGAGAAAGTTTTAAATGATATTGAGTTATTTTTATTTGAACTAAAAATAGACGTTGATACAGCAAAAAACGATTAAAGAGAAATAGCTGGCTAAACTTTGAGTTGTTTCTCGCCTCTGAGTTAGGTAAAACATTAACTGAACTAAGACAAAATATGACAGAGGAGGAGTTTATATATTGGGCTGCATATTACGAAAATAAATATGAGAATGAAAAAAAGATGCGTCAAAGAGCAAATAACAGGTAAGATAAAAGAAATGTATTTTATAAGCTAAGTGGCTGAAAGTATTGTTACCTTAAGAGTTGACACCAGAAATGCTGTCAGTTCTTTAAATAATGCTTCTGCAGCTACAAATAAATTATCAGCAGCATCAAGTGGTGCAACAAAATCTTTGGCTGCAACATCAACAGCAGCAAGAGGATTAGGTTCTGCATTAGCTTCAAGTTTAGCTCCTATTCTTGCTGTTGGTACCGCTGTTTCATTACTTGGTAGATCATTAAGTGTTTTTCAATCTAGAGAAAGAGATGCAGCAATACTTGCTAAAGGTCTAAATAATTTAGGTAAAGGTACAAATGTTTTAAGAGAGTTGGAAGAGGCTGCAGATAATTTAGGAAATGCAACTTTATTTAGTCAAGATGAATTTACTCGAGGATTTGCTTTATTAACAAGTTTTAGAAAAATTGGTGTTGATTCATATGCAAGTGTTGCTGAACAGGCAGCTAACATCGCACAAATTAACCAAGTTGATGTTAATACTTCTTTCATGCAACTTGCAAAAGCATTACAAGACCCTGAGAGAAATTTATCCAATTTAAATCGTTCTGGTATTGCTTTTAGTAAACAGCAGACAGATGTAATCAAGCAATTAATGAAAACAAATCAGGTTGCAAAAGCGCATACTATGATTTTAAATATTGTTAAAGAATCATATGATGAAGCTGCACTTGCTGCTTCAAAAGGGTTTGCTGGTAGTGTTGACCTGTTAATGGAAGAGGTCAATGATTTTAGTGAAAGCCTTGGAAAGGCTCTTTTACCTGTTTTAGATAAATCAGTAAAAGCCTTAACAGCTTTTCTAGATTTTTTAAACTCAGAAGGTGGTCAGGTAACAGCTATTATTGCTGGCATAACTTTAGCTGTAAAAGGTCTTGCTGTCGCCTTACCTCTTTTAAAAACAAATCTAATAGCTGTTGCTGTATCTGCTCGTATTGCAACAGGTAATCTTATCGGCACAAAAGCCACTCTTGCAGCTACATCTATTGGTTTTGCTAATGCTACGGTTGCTGCAAATGCTTTTAAAGTTGCACTTGCAAAAGCTGGGATTGGTCTTGCAATTATAGCTTTTGGAATATTGGCAACAAAAATATTAGAGACTTTTAATGCACAGAAAAGACTTAATGAAGAATTGGCAGCAGGAAAAACTGATTTAGCAAGGGCAGAACTTGAAAGGTTAGAGAAAAAACTTGCAGATTTACAAGCTAAACAAGAAAGAATTAAAAAACAAGGTGGATTGAAAAATATACTTGGTTTAGGAGAAAAATTATCAGGTACGGAAGTTATTGAATTAATAGGTGGTGCTTTACCTAAGGCAATAGACGACCTGAAAGCAAAAATAGCTACAGCAGATGAATTAGGTTTTGCAAAAGAATTTAGAACAGCAGCAAAAAATATCCATGAACAAAAAGAAGAACTAGAAGAAATAATCAAGAGATCAAAAATTAATACTGAAGAAGGGAGAAAACAATTTGATTTAGAGCAAAGAAAAAATGAACTTGTTGAAAAACATGGAGAACTTTTAGGAGGCGTCTTATTCAAGAGAGAGCAGGATAATAAAAAACTTCAAGAAAGTGTTAATAAAATAAAAGAGCAAGAGAAAGCAGCCGAGAAACTAAAAGAAAAATATAAAGAAATAGGGCAAAGTGTAGAAGATGGAATTGTTTCAAACCTTGCTGATGCTGTAGAAGGTACTAAAACATTAGCGCAAGCTGCTGTGAGTGTATTAAATGACCTTAAGCGTAAACTTATTGAGGTTGCCATACAACAAGCGGTATCTGGTATTGGTGGAAAGATTGGAGGCTTTTTAGGAAAAGTTTTTGGTGGAGGAAAGGCTGCGGGTGGTCCTGTAGCTGCTAATAAAAATTTCATAGTTGGAGAAAAAGGCCCAGAGATTTTATCAATGGGTTCAAGCAGAGGATTCATAACGCCAAACAATCAAATAGGTGGAGAGGTTACAAATATAGTGACTGTTAATGTTGATGCTTCTGGTTCTTCTGTTGAAGGTAATGACGGACAGGCTAATGAATTTGGTAACGTATTAGCAGCAGCAATACAAGCTGAACTTATAAACCAAAAACGTGCTGGAGGGCTTTTATCTAACGCATAATTATGGCAGCTTTTCCAACTACAGTACAACCAGCATATAGCGGCTTTTCAAAAAGAAGTCAGCCTAATATTAAAAAGGTACGTTTTGCCGATGGTTTTGAACAACGTCAACTCGTAGGCATAGCAGCACATCAAAATGGAAAGATTTATAATTTAATTTTTCAAAATATCTCAGAAACAGCTAGTGATGAGATTGAATACTTTTTAAACGAAAGAGCATTAGATCAAGCATCATTCACATTTACCCCACCAAGTGAAGAGTCTGTAAAAACAGGTACTTATTCCCAAAGTGGCACTACTATTACTGTTTCTGTTACTGCACATCAATTATTCGCTAACGATTCTATAACTGTTGATTTTACTTCTGGCTCTGCAACAGATGGTACTTTCTCTGTTGTTTCATTGACTAACGCAAATACATTTGTTATTACTGCTGGAAGTAGTGCAACAAA